CAATACTTGTAAATGCGCCAGTAGATGGAGTTGTTGCACCAATTGGTGAACTATCAATCGTACTATTTGTAATGGTTAACCCTGATTGGATAGGATTAATATTTGCATAAAACGGCTTTCCTTGACCTATAAAAGTCTGAAAAGTGCCATCAACGCTGAAATACGCTTGAACTGGCAGTAAATTCTGAACAATTGAATTTGCTGGATTTGACATAAAAATCCTATTTTATAAATTAGGAATACTGAATTCGAATTGCTGGAACGTTTGCGCCAACAGAGCCGGGCAATGCAGTAGTTTTTAATACAACGTTTGTGCTATTTGAATAAATCCAATATCTTGTTTGCTCACCAGCTTGACGATAAACGGCATTGGCATAAATAACTTGTGTTTGCTGACCGTTTGCCAACTGATAAGATTTGCCTGAATTGGAATTTACAGTCCATCCTGCGCCTAAATTACGCTCTGCATAAGCATAAACAGATTGTCCTGCGCCTGTTGCTTGAGCATTAACAATTAAAGCTAGGGTATAGCTTCCTGCATATTGGAATGTAAAAATTCCAGTTGTAGGATCATAGGTAATGCCGCTATTGCCTGCCAATGTAGTAGCAGGAGCTAATAAAGCTGGAGTTGCAGTTAAAGCGATTGAAGCAGATAAATCATAAACTTCAATATGCGGTTGATTTGTTAGCGTACCAAAGCTAGTTGGAGCGCTAAATGTTTGTCCTGCTGGGCCAATCAAGCCTAAACAATTACCATTTTGATCAAAAGTTGCCTGAACTGGAACAATTTGAGTTGTAGTTGTGCTTGCGACTTGATTGGTATTTCCCATTTTATTTCCTTAAGATTGATCTGCCATTGGCATTACATACAAAGTTCCGCTTGTACCAATACAAGTGATAGATAAACTTTGGCCACCACCGCCCGGTGGAACTGCAATCACCGTTGGTTGCGACATAGAAACGCCAAGAACAATACTATTGCTTGTATTTCCGCCTGTTGGTAAAACTGCCGCTGGAGCGCTTGTAGTTTGAACCGTTACTGCAACAGGAGTTGCGGCAGTATTGAGCAAACCAAGATAGTTGATTTGGTCATTACCGTTTGGAGTAATGGTTACGGCACTAGAAGAAGTTCCAGAAACAGTAATAGCAGTTGTCGGCCCTACGAAACGAAAAACCGATGTATTAGACATGATTACACCACGCTAGTAGGCAAAGGCTGATCTTCAGGAGAAAGCACCAATAATTGCAAAGTTCCTGCTGGTTGGCTTGCTGAAGAACCAGTTGAATTGATTAAGCGAACAGTAACTTGTCCTGCGGTATTTGTATAAGCATTTCCAATAGAAACACCAGTTAACAAAGAGCCATCAAAAGAAGCAACAATAATATCTGTTGGCTGAACACCGCCAACTGCAATATTTACTTCTGTTGAAGTGCCTGAAATTGTGGTTGCTGGTAGAGTTGCTTGAACTGCCGTTATTGCAAGAATATTACCTCTTGCGATAGTTGTTTTTGCCATGATTTATTCCTTAAAGAATGTTTATATTATCCAATAAAAAAGAAAAAAAGCCACCTATAAGCGATGGCTTTTTCCCTCGTTTCACCAGCTATTAGAAGCTGAAGTCATAACCATAAACATATACGTCAACAGTAGCCGCCGCACCTTGTGCAGTACCTACGTTGAAATACAAGTTTTGGGTTGTTTGCACCGCAGTTGAAGCAACAGTACGTTGCGAAACAACGGTTGGGCCTGTACAAGCTGACAAAGCGGCATTAGCAACAATTGCAGTACCACCAGCATTAGGAGCCGGAAATAAACCAGCGTAAGCGGCAGTTAAAGAAATTGAAGCATTAGTGCAGATTACGTTAGAAACAGAGTAGCTAGAAGTGTCAATAACTGGCAATACAACATCGCCTGTTGCGTTCACGTTAGCACCTTGAATATAAGCAATCAAACGCAGAGCTTGATTAGAGGATAGATTTTGTGGGTGAGCAGATGTAGTAACTGCTGGTCCGGGATTAGTAGAAGCCATGATTTATTCCTTAATTAATTGATTGTGAAAGAGAGGGGGCGAACCCCCTCGATCCATCTATTACGATGCAACTCGGCAAGCAAGTTCTTGGTATAGCGGTGCCCAGCCATACAACACATCCAAACGAGTAGGAATACTATCGTTATTGATGGTGTATTGACGAACCACACGCATGGAAAGACCAATTTCCTTGTCGCTTGCACGACCAGCAAAGTGAACGCCTTCTGGCAACTCAAGATCAGCTACTGCCAATGTAAATGCATTGCGATGCATAATGATTGACTGTGGAGAAGCTTGTGATACACCGCTTAAGCCCATGTTGTATGGAGTTACGGTTGCACCACTTGCAGGAGAAGCAGAGCAATTCTGGAACTGACCAGCATAGATCAATGCAGGAACAACTGTTACGCTGAAGTTACCGTTAGGCAATGCAGTTACTGCTTGTACGTTGAATGTACGCAATTTGCCATAAGACTGACGGTTTTGTGGGTTAACTGCATAAACACCAGCGATTGAGAACACATCGCCTTGTTGCCATGTACCAGCGGCAGAAGATGTTAAGTTCAATGTAGATGTTTGCGCCCAGCCACTTGATAGACCTTGGTTAGCACCGTTAACGGTGATAGAACCAGCAGTACCGCCTGTCCATGTACCAAAGTTTTGTACTTGAACGTTTTGATCGAGTTTCCAATTCATACCGCCAGAATCGCGACCCATCAAGCCTTTACGATATTGTTCGCCAATTGCTTCTTGTGGAACGAACAAACCTTTCAAGCTATCAACGATAGTTGCAGATGACCATTGGTCAACAGTACAACTTCTGCGGCCATCACGTGGAGCGCCTTCAGAATCCAAATAAGCTTGAGCAGATAAATAAGTGATCAAGCCTGTTGGTGGAGTACCCGGTGTACCAACAATGTTTGCAGTTGAGTTTTTAGCCATGTAAAGACCATCACGATCAATCTTGTTGGCAATAGCGGCAACGGCTGGTTTCAATACACGATCAGAGAACATATCCAAAGACAATGCCAAATCTTGTGTAGTGAATTGGGTGTCAACGTGGAATTGTGTAGAAAGTGTTACAGGAACTGAAGTTTCGTTGAAATCTTCAACGTTCAATGCAGGACCAGTTGTACCAATGAAACGGCCCGGTCTGCGAACGTTAACGGTTGCGCCAATCTTTCCGCCAACAACTGCGAACTGATCGTCATAGTTACGGTCAACTTCAGAAGTAAATGTTAATTCGTTTTCCAAGACCATCAAAGCTTCGTTTGTGATCTTGCTGATAGTAAGTAGCGTATTCGCCATGATATTTCCTTAATAAAAGTAAATTGTTTTTACCTTTACCGAATCTTTCCTGCTTTTCTGGCGGCACGATATTGTTGGAATGACATCTTTTCTACTTCAGTTGTCGCTCCAGCAAAACCACCAGATCCACGTAACGGATTAATCGGTTCAGGTGCTTTAGACTGCGCTACAACAGTTTTCCCTTTTGGTTCAGGTTTAGCTTCAAACCTTGCTTCCAACTTTCCAAGTTCACGCAATGCGCTGGCAGTTGACATATTAGTAATGCGTTCCGCTAATTCATCGTTTGAAGCTAGTTCATACAATATTTGCGGCCCTACATCACTTTCCAGTATGGCATCACGTACGGCATCATTAACTTGAACCGAACTTGAAGCCACAATGTTTTCATAATCTGGCAGTTCATCAATGACTTTTTCCACTTTGCTAGACCAAGCTTTCATCACTTTGTCTTGTTGCTCCGCTTCACGTCTTTGACGTTCTTCCTGATCACGTCTTGCCAATGCATCTTCTGCTGACCATTTCGATAATGCTTCAGCGTAAGCAAAAGCATCTTTGAAATCATCAGGATTCGGCTTTTGACTAAAAACTGGCGCTTCTGTTTGCGCTGGCTTTCCTTCTAATGCACGAATCCGTTCTTCCAAGGCCAATCTAGCTTCACGTTCTTTAGCCGCTTCTTGAATGGCTGAATCACGTTCTCTAGAAACCTTGTCAAAACGCATTTTGACTTTTTCAGTTTTAGGTACATCTGTTGCAGTTGCTTTATCCTCTGCCGCTGGTTCACTCTTACTTTCGTCTGATCCCGGCTCTGGTTCCCCAGCCATCGGCTCATCAGCATTGTTAGCTAAACCAATTTTTCCAGCATAAAATTCAGCGGAATTTTCACTTGTTACAACGTTTTGCACTTGTTTTTCAACTGGTGCATCTACTACATTTTCTTCGGCCATGAATAATCAAGCTCCAAAAGTTCCCATTGATCCCAATGGTAGGTAAACCAATCTTACAATAGTTTTTACTTATTGCATATTTTTATTGCACTTGTCCACCTTGTGGTGTAACTCCAGCATTGGCCGTTTGAATCGCTTGATATTGCTCGGCATTTCTACGGTCAATTTCTCTATTAATTTGATGGATGTCCATATGTTTTAAAAGCATATCTGCAATGACTTCCAATTCAACTTTATTTTGTGCGGTAAGCGCTCTGGTATTTTGATCATGAACTTTAACGCCAGCATTAAGCATTGCACGTTGATTTTCATTAGTTTGCTTAACTTGCTCAATGTCTTGACGTTGTTTAATAAATACTTGCATAGACTGTAAAGCCTGTTGCAATTGCTGATTTTGCGCTTGCAATGTATTCATTTGCATCTGAACTTTAGGCGGAATCTCTGATTTATCGTCAATTTGCGCCAATGGGTTATTGATTGCCAAACGATCTGCAATAACTTCTGCACCGGGGAAATCCATATTACGGAAGATCAAATCTCCAGCTTGTTGCATCAATGCAGGGTCAACTTGAAGCATTTGCAACATAGAATCCACCGCTTCTTGGCGTTTGGAGTTGTATCCGGGGCCTGTTTCCATAACGATGTCATATTGACCAACAGTTACATCATTCAAAATGCGATCAATACCTTGTTCATCTTGAATTGGCTGATTAATAGTCAATAATTCTGGCTTACCATCATCACCAATAATTCGCATTACACGTTGTTTATCATAGATTTTTGGCACTAAATCCAAAATAATGCGGCCAGTATGGGCAATTGAACGTGTCAAATTGTCGTAATAGTGGAAATTGGTCATGTCCATCTGCATTTGCTGACCATTCAGGGCTTTTCCTGAAATATTGCCAGTTGGCAGTTGTGCAGGGTCAAAAATACCTACAACTGCTTGCAGATCGGAAGTAATAGATTGGGCGGCCGCCATAATTCCATTTGGTGGTGGCTCTGGTTGCATCCGTTGTGGGGGTGGCGCTGGATTGCCCTCGATGTCCTTTTGCTTATAACGCAAATAAGACATGGATTTAATGTTAGCCATTGCCCATTCGTTCTCATGGCCTTCATCTTGGCCTTCAGCCATAATCCATTTCGCTTTAGGAGCAAGGGCAACAGATTCTGTAATAGAAGTTGTCCAAAAGTTATACATCCGCTGGGGATCTTTGGCCATACGAACCAAGCCAAACTTCTTATATTTGTCCTGAACTACGGTTTGTTGACCATAAACAGGAACAACAGGGATAAATTTACCAGCCCATTCGCCTTCTTCAAGCACTTGCATGGCGGTCAACTTACACCATTTAATCTTCTTTTTGACTGTTTTTCTGCGAGAAACAACATAAAGATCTGCCGCATCTAGTACATCTTCGGATGGCAATTCATCTTCATAAGCATTTGTGCCATCGGACATTAAGCATAAATGAGTATCAATGTATTCTGTATAAAACCATTCAGCAACTCGAATATCTTCTTTTTGTACCCATTCTGCATTGTCATCACCAGTACCACGATCTCTAAATCCTTGGCCATCATCAGCGCCCGGATACATTTTTCTAAATTCTTCTTTGGGAATCACTTCCGTAATTAAGCAGTTCTTGGCATCTGAACCATCTGGAAGGATGGAATTAGGGTCAAAATAGACTGAAAATGGATTACGAATGGAATCAATATAGATTTCTTGATCAAAAGAATCTTCTGATACATATCGAGTATTTACACGCCAATATCCCCATCCCATGCGAACCGCATAATCAACTGCATTGTCATAAGCATGATCTGCATCTGATTGAGTTTCAACATGACGGCAAATGCCAGTCATAATTCCAGCCATTCTTGCATCAGATTGGGTATTCATCCCATGGCATTTGATTCTAGGGCGTTGCTGACGTATTCCGTTTACGATTTGACGGCAATAAGCATCTAATTTATTGATAGTAAGGCAAGGTCTGGCTTCCAAGCTACGGCTATTTTGGATCTCAACTGGCCATTGATCACCAGCGGCAAACCGTAAATCATCCAATGCTTCTGAACGGTTGTTTGTGTCTGCTTGATTCACAAAGCGCAAAAACTCTTTTGCATCTTCAATTCGTGGATCAAATTCCAAATCTACTTGTTGTGCTTCAGCCATATTTAGCCCATCCAGCTAGAATTAACCGCAATTTGTGGCTTTTTAGGGACCACTTTTTTCGGTTCATTAATCATTAATCCAATATATCGGAACGCATCAGCGCCATGGGAATATTGATCATGCAATGGGGTCTTACTAAACACTCCAGTATCTGGATCAACTTCATAGCGATAATGTCTTAAACATTGTATTCCTTGTTCGCAATTAACTCTATCAAAATAACAATTTCTAAATATAGTTCTTGCCGCATTAATGCTATCAACTATCGGAACTCTAGGCAATATTCTTGTTTTATATCCAGCGCCCCTGACAATTTCTTCAATGCTTCTGCCATTTCCTGCCAATGTCTTATTTTCAGCATCATGCGGAAGCCATAAAGTATCAATCAAATAACCATAGTTTTGTATCTTGGCCATGATTTCAGAAATAGTTGTTTGATTGGCTTCTTCATACCGTAATATGCGGTTTTCCATTCCCACAAACTGGATGACCCACCATGCCGTTGCATCGGACCAGCCCAAATCGAACACAATATGAACGGGCTTGGTTGCATCGTATGGAACTCTAGTAAATCGTTCTTCCAATTCGGCCAATTGCACTTCTTTGGCAAAAATTGCGCCATCAACAGTTCTACGGCAAAGCCCTTCCCAAATAGTGTTATAAGCTTCAATATCCCTTGCTTTATCGTTTAAGCGCTCTGCATCTAGTTCTTTTGTGAACCATGGATTGTCATTCCAGTTAATCTTTACGACTTTGGCATCAGTTGGTTCATTATGGACAAAACGCTGAAATACCGGATCTGTTTCCAGTTCAGGGTTAAAAGTAAGCCAAATCTCTGAATTTTCTTTACGGATTGTAGGAAATAGGATTTGGAGAGAACGTTCTGAAACGCTTTGCGCTTCCTCAATCCATACAATATCCACGCCTTCAAATGATTTTATGGATTCAACGGTATTGCCCTTTAAGCCAGCAAATGAGAATCCAGAACCATTTAATCCCCTAATCTCTGAATCCAGCACTTCATAAAACTTGCCAAGGCCCAGCATCTGGATCTGGTCTGATAAAAGCTGATGAACAGATTGCTTAATGGATTTTTGTACTTCACGTGTACATAAAATACGCAATGGTTTCTGATATGCACGAATCAATAGCGCCCTAGCGAATCCCCATGATTTGCCTGATCCCCTGCCGCCATAAGCGCATTTATATCGGCTTGGTTCAAATAAGAAAGCTAGTTTTTCAGGAAATTCTGCTTTAGATAAAGCTTCCCTTGTTTCGTTAAGTATCTGTTGGTCTATCATTCGGCTTCACAAATGACACTTGGATATGAGGGAAAACAGTCTTTCCGTTTTCATCTTCTAATGTATTCGGTTGTACTGCTTTTCCATCAATCCTATCCATGATTTCTTTTACCGCCCAAGATTCGCCTTCTTCAGCTTTCTCAACAAGCTTTTCAGCAATAGCCCTTAATTTAAGCGAATCATTCTGAACCAATGCTCTACGCAATTGATCATAAAAAAGCTTTCCCTTCTTGGCATTTTGATTGCCTTCAGGTGCGCCAACAGAATTATTTGATTCAATTCCCATATATTTGATTATATTGCTTATTTTTTAAGCACGTTGCCTAAATTTTAAGCATTATTTCTTTTTCTTTTTTGCGGCTTCACGTTTAACGGCATAAGCAATAGCTACTGCCTGTTTAGGTGGTTTACCGCCTTCTTTGATTTCTTTCTTAATGTTCTCTTGAAAAGCTTTTTTGCTTGTTGATTTCTTTAATGGCATTTCTTTTTCCTTACGAGTTGTGGCCTTTTTAAGTTTTGGCCGTTTTGGGGGAAATTCAGGCAATTCTTTAGGTTCTGCAAATACAAGTCTATCTTTTACTGCATATGTATAAGTAAAAAAATCATCCTCATGAGAAGTTTTGTCTTTACCAGTTACTAAAATGATATAGCTTTGGGCTTCGGATTTAAACCAATTTGCCACTTTTTTAAGCAGATTAAACATTTTGCTCCTCAAATGGTTCGTCTTGTTCCCAGCATATATCTTGCCAAGACATCAGTAAACAATTTTCGCCTTCATGTTCAATTGGCACATATTTAAGATATTCGCCTTTTGAATCATTACTCATAGTGCCAAAACGCACAAAAGATCCTACTTTTATGGGATTTTCTTCAAATCTACCATTAGGAAGCTTACGGCCGGGGCCTACTGCTATCACTTGCCCCATATTTTGCGCTTCTTTGTTGCTTATGGCAATAATGCTAGAAAGCTTGCGTACATATGGTTTAACAATAATTTTGTCTTTAGTTGGAACCCAAGTAGTCATTTCTCACTCGCTTTCTTTAGTATTGCTTTAGCAAAATTAAATACTCCACTTACTTCGCTACCTTCAATCTGATAACACAAATGTTTACTTGCTAAAACTTCTATTTCCTCATCTGTTAGTGTCTTTGCTGGATGAAGATAAAGTGGAATATCGTAATCTGCAAAAATATAACCTATCATTTTTGGTTTGCCTGTGACTTTATCTATCCACGCTACTGGTTCATTATTCATTTTTCAGTCGCTTTCTTTAGTATTGCTCTAGCAAATTCCCTAATACCGCCATTGTCAGCTTCAGTTTCTTTATACAGACTTACTATTTCCTCATCTGACAAAGAGCCTACGGCTCCTGTTAGTGTCTTTGATGGATGGGTGTAAAGTGGAATACCACGACCACTTACATTCAGGTCATAAACATTGCTATGTTCTAGGTAATCCATCCAAGCTACTGGTTTATTGTTCACTTTGTTATCGGCTTGAAATTTACTTTGTTTTTCAAGTTCCGCTATGCGGTCTGCTTGTTGGCGATTAGTTTCAATCAATGCTTTAACTTCATTAATTGACATAGACCATGTTGGAATTGATTGTCCTTTTGGTAATTCGTATGCGTTCATATACCCCCCAAACGCAAAGCTAGGCGAATAACGCATATTAGAATAATAGAAGCGATTACTGCGGTAGTTATAGCTACTTTATCTGCAATATTCATTTTTGATCCTTTTTAGGTCTGCCGGGCTTGTTTTTTAAGGGCGGCAAAGGATCAGCAGTTACTGCTTCTACTAGGTTTTGAATAGGATTTGGAGTATCTGGTGTAAAGCTGGGGATTACAGGCATATCAGCCTGATATTCTCCGCACCAATCGTTACGGCTTTTATTGATAGTTATTGGGTTTCTATGACATTCACCCAAATTAAATTGTTCAATAAAAAATTGGCAAGTAATGCATTTGCCTTTAGCATTTATATCAGCCATCTAAACTCCTTCACAGTTTGTGGTTAGAAGCCCCTTATAAATTAGTCCTTATAAGGGGTTTCGCTTTTATTACATTGAATCTTGATCGTGATCGTAACGTTTATGATCGTAAATGACCTTTTCGCCTACGTTGCCATGATTAAATTCGCCTAAACGACCATCATGTTTGCCCATATGACCAGCTTCACGACCGCTAATGGTATCTTCCATACCTAGAGCAACGCCACCAGCAAAGCCTTTAGCTTTACGCTCACCAGTTGTATCGCTAGAATCAGCACCTTTAGGAGCTTTTTCACCACTTGCGCCCTTCATGAATTTGGTGCTATTAACACCAGTTAGACGTGATTCACGCTTTTCGCCAGTAGAATCGCTAGATTTAGCGCCTTTTGGCTCTTTTTCTTTACCGTAATAACCCATTTTAATTTCCTTTTGCAAAAGAAACCGCACCATGCGGTTCATTTATTGTATATCCATTTATCTGTTTATAACAACTGATTTAATGGTGTTTTCTTTTCCTTTTTTTGCGGTATTACCGCACCAGCTATTGGGGCCGCAACTGCAAACATTGGCTGGCCTTTTTCCTTGATTTGCTTACGCATATCTGGGGTGATTTCCAATGTATGAACATCTTCGCCCTCAATTTTGCCTTTGCCTACTTTTACGCCATATTTCTTCATATGTTTATTAACGTAATCAGGAAGTATCTTGTCATAGAATCCTTTCATTCCTGAACCACCAACTTTTAGATCAAGTCCACGTAATTCTCTAAAACCTTTTTCATTTGGTTCTTGATTTAGTAATTTTTCAGCCACTTCTTTTCCAACTAAATCTGAAAGTTCGTCAATATTATTTGCCGATCTATCAATTAGTGTCCGTTTTACTTCAGGATCATAAGCTTGCAAACGACCTTCTGGCGTATAAACCAATGCGCCAATATGCTTTTCAAGCCCATAGCGACTATTTTGTTGTTCACCAGTTGTCCATGCAATCTGGTCATAATCGCCTTTAGAAGCAATATCCATGGCCCTTTTCATGGCTAATTCATGCCAAGTTGACTTAAATGGAGCATTTGGAACGCCAACTTTAATTTTAGATTCTTCTTTTCTCAATATATTTAATCTGTTATCAGCAGATGTATATCTATCTAAAATTTCTTGTGGTGCATCCATGCCTTTATCTGTATATGGTTTTGCATCTTCTAAAGCTTTTGTTTTTTCAGCTACCATTTTTCTTTGTTCATCAAGATTTTTATTTATTTTTTCTTGATCAAAATATCCTTTTTCACGCCCAGCCTGATGCCAATCAGATTGAACTTCTTCAATAAATAGCGTTTTCTTGCCATTTATCATTCTGTCATCAAGTCTTAAATGAACATGAATATTGGGTTGTTCAAAATGATTTTCATTAACAAATTCGCCTTCAACTTCTTTTGCAAAAGATTCATTTAATCTTGCTCTAGCTTTTTCAGCTTCTTTGAATGTTGGATATTCACCAACAACTTTTTTTGTTTTTGTTTCTAAAACTGGATATGAACCATGTTGATACATACCATGAGTGTATTCAAATTTCGGGATTGGTTCTTCATGGGTTAAAAGAACTTCACGATAATTTTCTTTTTTGCCGGGAATAGTCCAACTTTCATGTCTTGCACCATCTCCATAATCTGAAAGCAATCCTTCTTCTAAAGCATGATCACGAATGATGCTTTCTACATCAGAAATATCATAAGCTTCTGCACGTAAAAAGCGGCCTTGTGGGTCTTTAATTGAGTAACCCATATCATCATTGCCATATACTTCATAGCCTAAATCATCATAATATTGACGTATAGGATTGTCATAATATTCTTCTGAAGCTATTGTATATGCACGTTCTTCAAGCCTTTCATCCGTATCTCTTAACAAACGTTCAGCAATAGAATCATTTTCTTCCCAGCCTTCATAATGCTCCGGATTTTTTGATAAAAGTTCTTCCATTTCTGCATTAAATGTTTCTTGATCATCTTTTAATTCACTAAAAATATCATCTGCACGATATTGAATATGTTCTGTATCGTCATATACATCGCCACCACGTAATTCATATTCATCTAAAGGATTGCTGGTTGATTCTCCCAACTCATGCTCTTTAATTTGAACTTTGTTGTGCTTTAAATAATCCATAACTTCTTCTTTTGTTACGGATTTTTTACCTTTTAGATAATCTTCAATTCCTGTCCAAGCAATTTCTTCTTGTTTAACCCCCGGTGCTTTGGCAATTTGATTAAGGAATTGTTCTCCAGTTCCCTTGGCGTTCTTAAACTCATTAACAACTTTTTCTATTTGCG